TCACTCCGATTTCTCCCCTTTGTTCAGTGACTTACCTGTATCTAGATCGGCCGCCGTGGGATTTTCCGTGGGACTATCTGTCGCGATTGCGTCCAGCGCGTTGCGGATGTCGTCGGCCACTGCGTGAGCATATTTCGTTGTCGTCTTGATATCAGAGTGGCCGAGAAGGTTCTGAGCCACACGCAAATTTGACTTGCGAAGCACGCGGGTCGCGGCCGTGTGCCTCGTGTCGTGAAACCTGAAGTTTACCACGCCAGCCCCCGGAACGGCCCGCCTCATGGCTGTTTTCAAGCCCGCTTCCGTAAGTGGATATCTCTTCCCCTTGATGATCCCCAGCTCCTTCCGCGTCCGCTTCGCGACGTAGGTGAAGACCTTTTCCCTATGGTGATCTTTCTCCCCCCAAAGCAAATCGTAAATTGCCTTCGACATGGGAAGCGTCCGCGACTTCCCGCCTTTCCCAGTTACCGTAAAGTTCCTGGTGAAGAAGTCGATGTGCGACCATTCGAGGCCGATTATTTCCATCCGCCGGCATCCCGATAGGAATGCGAACCGCACCGCTACGTCGTAGCCGCGCTCAAGCTGCGCCATAATCGCCTGTTCCTCGGCAACGCTCGCCTCCCTGACGCGCTCCTGCGGCTCTTTGAGCATGTGCTCGCCGAAATCAACGTCGGCGGCAGCGACCTTCCAGACTCTCTTTGCCCGGGTGATGATTTCTCGAAGGGGCTGCGTGCAGGTCCGGTTCACTGTGGCTGGGCTCACGAAGCCTCGCTTCGGATCACCCTTAACGTAATCGCCGCGGCGTTTCGCCACCAGACGGGCCACGACGGAGTCAGTTACCTTTTCCAGGGGCGTCTTTGCCCCGATATGGCGCTTGAGCCAATCAAGCACGCCAAGGGTAGTTTCGAAGTTCTTGTGATGCTGCCCGACCTCTTCCCACCAGCGATGGGCGGCCAAATCGAATGTGAGCGTTGGGCCGTAGAGGGCCGCCTGATCGGCGACCTCTAGTTTTGCGGCTTCTCTCTTTGCGCCCTCGAACCGTTCCGCCGCTCGCTTCGTAGTTTCTCCCGTATCGCCAGAAAATCGCTGACCACGAATGACGAAGTCGTACGAGTAGGTGTCCTTGCCTTTTCGTTTGTAGACCGACATTTCCTCGACCGTTCCATTATGAATTCTTGTAGGTCGGCCTCTGTATAGCGGCGGGTGGGGCGTTTTTCGCCGAGGCCGATGTTAATCCAGCGCAACAAGCCCTCATCCGTCAAGTCGCGCAATTGGCGTACGGATATGCCAAGTCTATCTGCTGCTTGCTCCGGAGTGAGAAGGCTTGTCGTCATTCCATCGCCTCCCTCTCGGTCGCGTCACCTCGGATGGCGCAGGCTAGTTCGGAAAGAGGTGTGTATTTCCCTGCGTTCGCCGCGTCGATGACTACGTTTATGCAACGCTGGCGTTCGGCCAGGATCGCGCGGGCGATGATCAAGGGCTCGTCGTCGATGTCAGCGGCAATTTGTGCCTCATGCGCCTCTAACGCTGCTGCCATGATATCCGCTGGTATTTCACTCATGTTCTTCTCCTTCTGGAGCGGGGCGAAGTTTGCACCCTCCGCCTTCTCAAGCCGTTCGATCAGTTCTGCGACAGAAACCATCATGCTATGCTCCCTGAATGGCTAAACGTGTCGAAAAAGGCTCCCGCGTTCTGCTTGCAGGCACCGTCACGCGAATAGGCGAGGACGGCATGATCTCCGTCAGGCTTCGCGGTATTGCCACGCCGGTCACGCTTTATGTCGATGACATCGAGGAAGTTGGACCGGCAGAGAAGGAGAAGCCGCAGAGACGGCCGCCCAAGTTCTATGACAACCCGGAGAGGGAGGAGTGAGGTCATGGGGTGGCTCCGCAGCCCTGCATGAGGTGGTGACGCGATTTCCGCTCCCACTCTGCAAGGTCTTGATCGTATTGCTCTTGAAGCCAGAGGGCGACCGTGCCGCTCCTCGCTGAGATCGGCGCGTGCGGTCGGTCTATGTTGTGGCGCTCGACATACTTATCGAACAGCCCGCTTTCTACCCACTCGTCCGGTACCTTGGATGCCTTCAGTGCAGCCTCTCTCCGGTCCATGGCGTCCATTTTCCGAGCGCGCACGCAAAGGTCTAAGCCTTCGGAAAGAAGCGTTCGGCAAGTCTCGCAGGTCACGGGTGCGCCTCGTCGTTGTGGTCGAGGAGGGCGCACTCCTGGCGCGTGTCGTTGCCCTCGTCATTATCGCCGTAGTCGCAATCGCCGCAAACGATGCATTCGTGGACAGGCACTGAGCACGAGCAGGTTTCCCCGCAGCCTGCATTCGCACCGCCGATGAACTTCCATGTATGACCGATCGCCAAGCACTGCGTCGGATCGCGCTTGATGACCTCGCCAGCCTTTTCCTTGAGGCGCAGGAATTCGTCTTCGCTGATCGTGACCGTGCTCATCGACCTTCCTCCCCTGCTCGGAGGGCGGCGCGGGCGGTCCGCAGATCGCCAACGGTGATATCCACCTCTAAGCCCTTGTTTTTCTGCACCTGCCAAAGTTCAACGTCATCGTGGATGCGCAGAATTCCGGGGATATCGTTGTAACGGTCCGCACGCTTCGCAAAAGGCTCCAGCGCCTTCCGTGCCTCTTCCAGTTCTCGGCGGAGGCGCTCGATCTCGCTCTGTGCGGCGTCCGTATCGGCGGGGGTGGAGAGGGCGGCGAAGTCGATCTGTTTGAAATAATCGCAGTCCCGCGCTTCAAATGCCGAGAAGGCTTTTGCAAAGGATTTAGCCACGTCGTATTGACCGCGATAGAAGTTGCCTTCAACGGTGTCGGTGCCTTTGAGCGGGTGGGTTCTCTCGATGTAATCTTCCGAGAGAAGATAGACTTGTCGCCGGCAAGCATTCCAGCCCGCTTCTGCAGCATCAATCAGTCCCGTCACCCCCTCTACCGCCTCCGGCTTATCGAGAAGGCAGGAGCGGATGCGGGAGGCGAAATCGGATTGGGCGGCTGCTTTGGCTTCGTCCTCATCTTTGACGTGATGCCGCTTGCCGTTCTCGAACCACCAAACGTCTTTCAGAATTCGGTAGGTCCCGAATGGTGTGTCTGCCAAGACGTATTGGCGGTCCTTGAACCACTCCAGCGGCTTTATCGCGGGTCTATCCGTCATGTCCGTTCCCTCGCGTTGAGTGCCCGCTGGCGAGCTTCAATTCGTGTCTGGTTGATTATCGCCGTGGCGAACGGCTCCGAGTCGTCGCCCATGTCTGACCAAAGGCCAAATATCGTGAGCGCCAGAACGTGCGGGTTGACCCCGACCGATCGCCAGTAATCTTCCTCGTTCATGGAATGCTGCCGAGTGTGTTCAGCCGCAGAGAGCGGGAGCGCCCAGCGATCCGGAGCCTTGGAGCCCTTTCCTCGGCCGTAATGTCCGTACCGCGGCGCGGCGTAGGACAGGTGAGCCGCTTGCACTTCGTGGGCGCCAGAAACCACGCAGGGGAGGCTGTGGAGGAAGGACAGGTAGTTGCCGTTCTTCTGCGGCTTCCTCTTCGGGAAGGTGGCGACGGCCTGCTGGGGTGCGATGCGAAATGCCATCTACGCACGACCTGTCAATTTCCGCAGCATAGCCACGACGCCGCGAGGGTCAGGAGACGGCCGGCGCAGTTCTTCCGCCTTCTCCCGCTTCTGCACGTAATGCATGACGTTGGAGATCCGCATGTGGGGATGCTTGACGTAAAGGCTCTGGATGAGTTCGAGTTTGCGCTCTGGGGTCATGCGGCCAATCCTCCGTTCATGATCTCTTCCGATGTCACGCCGTAATTCTGCGCGATCCAGCCAATGGCTCTTTCGAGGAAGTTTCCGAACTCCTCTTCCGTCATGCGGTCAAAGGCGATGGAGCCGGGAACCAAGACCGTCATGCCGTTCTTGAGGCGGACGGGCGTTGCGTAGCCAAGATCAAGTTTGATCACAGAGTGAAGTGCCTCGGCATTCGGCGCGCAGTCGGTCGCCGCTACCAGCTTCCCGAGCATCTGCCAGTAGAAGCGGAGACGAGACGGGGAGCGGCCGGTATGCAGCGTGACCTTGATCCGGTCGCCTGCGTTGAACCGCGCGATTGCCTCGCGATCCATCTGCATTTCGCCGGCAAGTTTGTCGCCTTGGCGCTGGACGTAGATTGGAGGTGCTTCTGTGCTCTTGGCCATCAGCGCCACTCCATCATGAACCGAATGTCGTCGTCCAAATCGCGCGAGAAGTTCGCGGCTTGGCCCTGGCCCTTCGGCTCGTCGTAATCGTCGTAGCTGGACTGATCGCGCTGCTGAGGCTTGGACTGACGTTCGCCGCTCGGGCCGTCCAGCATGATCAGCTTGGCGTCGAAGCCCTGCAGGGTGACTTCGGTTGTGTATCTATCGTTTCCGCTTTGATCGGCCCATTTACGAGTTTTCCACTCGCCCTGGATAAGGACGCGTGAACCCTTCCGCAGGTATTGCTCGGCAATTTTGCAGAGGCCTTCGGAGTAGACCACGACCGGCACCCATTCCGTGCGCTCTTTCCGTTCGCCGCTGTTCTTGTCGCGCCAGTTTTGGGAAACGGCTACGCGCAGATTGCCAATAGGCCGGCCGTCCTGAGTACGACGGATTTCCGGGTCTGCGCCCAGCCTGCCAGTTACGGTTACTTGATTAAGATCGGACATATCAGCCTGCCATCAGGAGTTCGGTTGCGGGGTCGGCCCTTTCTGGCTCGTAAATGCGCTTGAGTTCGTCCACCTTCGAGCGGACCTCTCCGAGGAATTTGGCCACCTCCGTCTCAAGCTCGGTGATAAGCTCGTCATTGCGCTCGACACGCACACAGAAGAACCGCATAGCCTCGGGGAGACGAGGATCGTAGGAGACGAAATCGCACCACTTCCGACCGGTGCACGCCATCTGCCATTGCATCTGGGTGATGTACTTGGCCGGGGCAGCCTTGCCCGTCAGAGTTTCGATGTGCGTTGCGGTGATCGGGCACTTGATCTCAACGAGACCATCAGGGCCAACGAGACCATCAGGCGAGGCGCCAGCATCCCCGATTGTCGGATGAACCACAAAGGCAACCTGCTCGACTTCCTCGGCGCGATAATACTCGTAGGCAGAACGTGCTTCCGGCTCCATGTCGGTTCCCCATTGCATCGCTGCGTTGGTGAAGCCTTCTGTCGGCTGGCCGGTAAGGCGCTCGGTGATGAGCTGCGCCGCGTAGTTGGCGCGAGTAGCCAGATATCCGCCCTTCTGAGCCTTGGCGATCACGTCAGCAACGCGGGATGCGGTCACCTTGCCAAGGCGGAGCTGATGCCACTCTGCGCTTCCCTGAGACACGTTATCCATTCTGTGCCTCCTTCTCCTTGATTGCAGCGATGCGCGCACGGAGGGAGTGGACAACCTCATTGTAGGATTTGGCCTTTACGTCTGTTACAGATTGGATTTTCCAGCGTTTGCAGAAGGCATCAGTCGCGAGCTTTCCTTGCTCGATAAGCTCCTGAATGATTTTCACCTGCGCTTCGGTGATCGTGGCTTCGCTGTCTGGTTTCGAGCCGGCCGCTTTCCCGTCGTCGTCATCGCCGCGACTGGTGAGGTTCAGGAGAGCCTGAGCCGTATAGCGCTTACCGTATGACGTGGACGAGCCGACAGCCTGCACAGCGTTCTTTGAGCCGCTGGTGTCGGTCGGCAGGTGCATGGTCGTTTCTTCGCTGTGCCCGTCCCTGTGCGACAGCACTCCGGTAACGATGATCTTGCCGTCTGCCTGTCCGGTACGGAAACTCAGAGAGAAGCCGTGCTCGCCCAGGACGGGCTTGATAAGCTCGTTGATGTCCTCCCAAAGGGCATATTTGATGTTTCCGTGACCTTTCCCGTTCTCGGGGATTTCCGGAAGATCCGGCTGCATCTCGGCGAGGGCCGCCATGTAAGACGCCTTAGCCTGGCGCTCCATGATGCGCTCCTGCATCTGCAGAAGCCGTTCCATCTTGTCGATATCGACATTCGGATTCATGGCGGCGCGCTCGATAACCTGAATAATCGCGGCGCTTTCGGATACTGCCGGAACCGGAGCCGGCGCTTGTTCATGCTTGACGATTGCAGACATTAGAAAGTCCTCTCGGTGTTAAAGGGCGCCGGGTAGCTCATGGCGTCAAAATCCATGCTGCTTCTACGTGAAGGGCGATCAGAACGGCTATGAAGCAGGCAAGCTCCGTGATCGGATGGCGAAGGAAGCTCTTCATGATCGGCCCTCAGCTTTGGCGATTGCCAGCATTGCCGTCATGATCTCACTCTCCTGCTGTTCGGCGGGGAGAAGCTTTTCGTCATTTCCGCGCTCCCCGTGCCACTCCACGAGGAGTTTGCATGCGCCTAGAAGATCAGGAGCGGCGGCGATCTGGCGGGCGTTGGATTTGCTCTCGTCCTGAGTTGGGAACCAGGGGCTGTTGTCGTTCCAGCTAAACGACGCTACCTGCTTCTGGCCTGCCTTTATCACGCACGTAGGGGCGAACTTGTATTTCGCGCTCTTCGTGGCGTCGATGAACTCCCACGGTCCCGGTGTGTACCCGCTCATGCCGCGTCCTCCAGACTGCGAGTGCGGGACAGCGCGGAAAGGATGGCCTCCTCGGCGTCCTTCAGAGAATCCATCGTTGGCTTGAGATTGTATCGCGCGTCTTCCTGCCAGTGCCGGACGTAGGCGAGTTGCATCTTCAGGGTAGCCTTGAGGGTTTCGTTCTCAGCGCGCATTAGAGGCTCGCTCCTTCGACAACGGCGCCGAACTGCTGGCGAGAGTTGAGCGTGGAATACTGCGGGCGAACTGCCGGCGCTTCGAACTCGCGCTCTCGCATGATCTCAAAGAACGCGTCGTCCACCAGGTCAGCGGCGGCGACACATTCCCTCTGGAACACGTTTGCATCGCAGCCGATCCAGAAGCTCAGAGAAGCCAGATCGTTATAGTGGTCCATCTGGAACCTCTTGAGCGCGTGCTGGCAGTCTGCATCGCTGCTGTTGCCCGAGATCGACGCGAACAGTTCCTCAATGCGGCCGATCATGATTTGCTTAATGTCGGGGATGCTCATTTCGAGCCTGCCTTTCTGAGCGCGTCACGAACGAGCGTGAGCAGCTTCATCTCTTCATTGGGAACGGGTGCGGCTCTGTCGGTGAAGTATTCTGCGTCTGCGCGCTGATCGAAGTATTCATCGCAAGCTTCCAATGCCTCGATTATCTTTTCCATCTCAGGCCACCTTCACGAACTGGCCGCGCGAGTAGACCTCACCGGTTATGGAAAAGAGCTTGGCGCAGTGTTCGTTCAGCAGACGAGCGTTGTGCTCGCTGAAGGCTGCATTGAGCGACGTTGCGCAGCGGATGATCGTTGCCTTGATTTGTTCTGCGTTCATCTCTCATTCCTCCGTTTGAGTGAGGCAACCATCCGGCTGCCGTTCATCCATTTCGATATCCGCCGCAGTGAAGGGCGGATGCCGAGGGGGATCAGCTTCGTTACTCGTCCACACGCCAGTCGGGTCCGAAATTCTGGGAGTAGTCAGACGCTTCGGAGTAATCTTCGAAACAAGCCGCCTCGAGATAATCCTTGGTGGTCTTGCCGTCGTGCTCGCCAATGCTGTCCTTGTGAGCCCATTCCCCAGTGCGGTCGTTGATCAGGTAGAACATCGTCTTTTCCTCCGTTTGAGTGAGGCAACCAGATCTGCCGGGGCGTCTTCGTGGTTGCCTTTCGATGAGGATGTTGTAGCACCCGACGTTACAGCCGTCAACTGTTTTGTAACGCCCCGCGTCACGATTTCTTGACGAGGAAGAATCAATGTGCGAAAAGAAAAGCCCGCCGAAGCGTTCGGAGCTTCAGGCGGGCGGTTGGATAGCGGTTTGGCCAGGAAGTTTCCCGCTACCAAAAACGCCGATGTTATATCATAACGTTAGCTGCCCGCCAACAAAAACCTCCTTACGAGTTCCCGATCTCCAAAAATCGGAGCATACGCGCTGGGATGCCGTTTAGTGGTTAACCAGCGTAGGGAAGTGCATAAGTCAGGAAGATCGGGCATGGACGGCCCTAGCCGCTTCGCAAGAGTGGCGATAAACGACGAAAGCGGTGAGGTCTGGCGCGAATGCCAACCACCTGGGAGTGCGAGACCCCAAGAGCCGCCGGGAGCATCCGGCATCATCTCGGTCGATAATGAACTGTCCTGACTGACAGCGTTTATTGAAGGAATAGGACGGGATAGATGTGAGATACCTCACCCTCCGTCTTATTGATGATTATTGCCTTTTCAAAAGTCATACTTAAGTAACGGTAAATTACCACTGTAACGAAAAAGTGAATGAGAAACGCACGCGACGCTGGTGTCTCATTTTGTTCCGTTACTGGCGTGTCTGAGTTGCATCTTATCAACCATTTCTTAAAATACCCCCATAATCTATGGGGCAAAAACCGTCGAATAAATCCTTTTCTGTCGTAAAAGGCGAGCCACGCAACCGCGCACGGGTGCCAATTGTGACAGTCGGAGCCCTTTGCGCAAAAAAATCTGTCTGACTTTAGTGCTACCCGAACGGGTTAATCCTTTGCTACTGTTTCCCTCGAAGGGCGCATATAGGGCTTGAGGGAAGCATAACGAGGATGAATAGACGGGAATTTTTTTCTTTGTCGGCGGGGGTTGCTCTTGTGCCGGCCGGTCTCACAGCGACCGAACATATAGATGACTGCCAGCAGCACACCATTAACCTACTCGCCGCTCTAAAGGCAAAACATGGCGGGGATTGGGTCGTTCATAACGACGAACTGAGCGAGTTCATCTTAATACGACGGACAGGCTAGCCGTCAGTTCCCGTCAGGGCCTTGAGCATGCGGATGGCGACGGCTCGGTTCTTGTCGTCAATAAGCCGCATCAGATCAACGACCTCACCTTCCTTGGTGGGGTCAACGCTCAACAGGTCAGTGACGCTGACATCCAGGGCTGCCGCAATCGCCTCAAGAATTGGCTGGGAATAAGGCTGCAGGCCCTTCTCGATCCTGGCGATGCTTGTGTGTGAAAACGTCTCATCCGGGCCGTCCAGCTCAAGCCGATCCGCCAGTCGCCGCAGCGACAGGCCGCGGTACTCTCGCCATTCCCGAAGATAAGTCTTTCCGTATTTGCGTTCCGGCATGCCTAGCATGTTATCACTTCATTCGTTACACGTGGTCGCACCGGGCGTTACAAAAAACATTTGCATTATGTGACGTCGGGTGTTACAACTCTCGACATGAGCACAAGACACCCCCTTATTTCGCACCTGAAGGAGACCGGCGTCTCCCTGACTGATTTCGCCCGCAAGGCCGAGATGAGCAGGATGCAGCTGTACCGCATCATCAATGGCGGGAACACGACGCTGGATCGTCTGAAGAAGATTAGCGAACTCACGGGCGGGAAAGTCACTGCGAATGATTTTGCATCACGGGAGGCGCAGCAATGAGCAAGGCTCTGGAATTGCCAGACGATATTGTCGATCGTCTTCTCGCAGTCGGCCGAGTTGAATGGGGTACCTCCCTGTATCAGACCGACAAAAAGCACGTCGAGGATTACAGCGACACGCTCCGCATCACTCGCGAATACTTCGCTACTGAATCCGAAGAGACGGCCATCCACGGCGTCTATCTGGAAGGAAGTAACACCGTCCTCGCCCATACCGGCAACAGCCCGAACTCTCCGCAGCACGCCCGAATTCTCGTCGGAGCGTGGAACCAGTTGGTTGATTGGGCGGAAACGCAGGCTCGGTCCGAGGCCACGGCATCGGAGGTCTCCCAATGACCTCACTTCTTTCTCCGATGCGCCTTGGCGTCTTCGATCTTCCGAAGCTCTCGGCACATTTCCCAAGCCACATCCTTTTTGATGTGCAGGCGGACAACGAGCATGGCCTTGGTCTGCCCGTCTCCATCCTTGGAGAGAGCGGCAAAGCCGACGCGGACCAGATCGCCATCCTCTGCAACTTCCGTGATGAAGTTCGCATAACAGTTCTGCGCCCCTTCATCGAAAATGAAGACTGGCGCGCTCGGGGTACCGGACTTGCCGACGACGGGGCTCATAGGAAACTCCGGAGGTCGATGCAATGAACACGCTCAATCTCGCGAAGGACGAAGGCGTCAAGCTCAAGGCGTGCGCTCACTGCGGCGGGAAGGCTGGCGTAAACATCGCGGGTGGTGGCGTCTACATCTTCTGTGAGGACTGCGGCGTAGGCGTCCGTAAGCGAATCCACCCGGGAATTTATCTCGACTGGAGGAAACACGCCGAAGCCGAGGAGCGTCTTGCCGTCTTGGCTTGGAACCGTCGCCACGACGAAACCCCATCCGAATTCGAAAGGTGCATGAAATGAGCGAATATCTCGCATTGGTACCTTACCCGGTCTCTGTCGCTATCGCGGCTCTAGGTGGTTGGTTGTGGTACGTGGCTTGCGCCAAGATCGGCAGCCATCTGGCAGACCGGGCGACGCTCCCTCAGATCGATTTCGCGGCTTTGCAGGCTGAGCTGGACGAAGAGTTCGCCCCTGTACGAGTGAGGGCAGTAAGCCGCCCCTCCAACGTCGTCGCATTCGGCCGGCAGGTGAAGTGATGACCTACGAGATCATCGAGGCTCTGGCCTTGCAGATCGTTCTGCTCGCCATCGGCCTGCGGGTGATCCTCTGGATCGTATCGATTTACGAATAGCCGCCGTCTCCTCCCCTCGTGCTGGCGGCTAACGCGAGGGAGAAACTTTCTCCTCCCGGTTTCTCCCTCGCCCCTCTTTTTGAACTTTGAGTCTCGGGAGCCTTGAGCGCAATCGCATTACCACTGCATGCGCCGGCAGTCCGATCTGAATGAATGTGGAACCGGTTTCGGCTTCTTGATTGGCGTCAGCGCCGACCGGTTCCTGGATGTGAAGTGTGTACGTCCTGTGCATGTGCATCTCCTTCAACAAGGAGACAATCGCACAGGAGACTCACAAGGTGCTGGAAATCAGAGACACGCGCTTGTCGAAGTGTGACAAGCCGAAAAGGAAGAAGGCAATGTCTGATGTCGCGTACGCCCAAGGCCTTTTCCGGGAAGCATTCCCGGAGCGCCGCTATGGCAGCGTCAAGAGCCTGTTGCTTGAGGCTCAACGTTTCATCTCCCGGCATGTACAGAAAGATTTCACCCATCGTCGTGCGCGTTCGATCTGGGAAGGATCGGCACGACGGATCGACAGCGAAGAGATGGATGCGCTGCGTGTGGCCGTCCTTGAGGAGAGCAAGCGTGAACAAAGAGAACTCCGTGCCCGTCTGGCTGCTCTGGATGCGAAGCTTGCCGATGCCGATGCGCATCTGGCTCGCACGTCGCTGGCAGCGGATCGCCGGCAAGCGTCTCGACTGGGCTGAATTCATTGCTCCGGAATTGAAGGACGGCGACGATGAGAAAACTCCGGGTTCTGGACCTCTTTAGCGGAATAGGCGGCTTCTCGCTCGGCCTTGAACGCACTGGCGGTTTCGAGACGGTCGCCTTCTGTGAAATCGAAGAATTCCCCAGACGGGTGCTGAAGAAGCATTGGCCGGAGGTCCCCTGCTACCATGACGTTCGAGAACTCACCGCCGACACTCTTCGACGCGATGGAATTGCCGTCGATGTCATCTGCGGCGGCTTCCCCTGCCAGGATATCAGTTCCGCGTCCGCTGCCCCTGCGGGAATTGAAGGCGAGAGGTCTGGCCTCTGGAGAGAGTATGCCCGTCTCGTTCGCGAAATTCGACCTAAGTTCGTCATCGTGGAAAATGTACCAGCCATCGTCGGCAATGGAGTTTCCAGAGTTCTCCGTGACCTGGCCGACGTCGGGTACGATTGTTGGTGGGATTGCATACCGGCTTCAGCCCTTGGTGCCTCTCATCCGAGGAATAGGTTCTGGCTTGTGGCCTACCCCCCGGAAGTGTTCGGGCAAAAACAGTGCGGGAATAAACAGAGCAGATTTTTATCGTTCGATGGGTTTCTCTCGTTCGTCCACCACCAAGGGCGGGAAGACTGCTTCTCCGAGTGGAGGGCCTCTGAACCCGGCTTGGATAGAGGGTTACATGGGGTTCCCAATAGGGTGGACAGACTTGGAGCGCTAAGCAACGCCGTCGTCCCGTATATACCGGAAATGATCGGCCGCGCCATTCTCGAAGCAGAGAGGGAAGTAGCATGAACGGACCATGCGTAAAACAGCGCGTCATCGCGACGGTCATCACGCTGTCTGGCGAACGGTTCGTCGGGGAGAACGACTGCTCTAATCCGCAGACTGTCTGCCCGAGGGCAGGAATGGCCACAGGCGAGGGATACCATCTCTGTGCCTCCATTTGCCAGCAGACAGGGCACGCGGAAGTGAACGCGCTCAAAGCAGCCGGCCGCAAAGCTTTTGGCGCGGCAATCTACATTGAAGGGCATAGCTACGCTTGCGAACCGTGCAAGCACGCCTGCGCCAAAGCTGGGATTGTCTCTCTGGTCATCGGCGAACCGCCGCAGGAGATCGCCTAATGCCCCTCCGCGTCCCCGAAAAGATCAGTTTCTTGGATGCCGAAATCTCCGGTCTCCGCACCCGCATAGGCACGACAGGCAACGCCGTCCAGCGGGAGAAGATGGAGATGCTGTCCGACATACGCTCGGACTATGCGAAATCGCTTGAGGCTGTGATGCGGCGCGAACTCGAAGAGGGCCGGGAATGACCGAACGCATGAGCACCTCCGAATATCGAACAGCCACGCCGCGGAAGCCGAGCAAGTACGGCAACAAGAAGGTCCGCGTCGGCTCTCACGTCTTCGACAGCAAGAGAGAGGCCCAGCGCTATCTGATGCTCAAGGCGCGCCAGGATGCGGGGGAAATCTCCCATCTAGAGCTGCAGCCGGTATTTAAGCTCAAGGTTGGCGATCGGCCGGTTCTCATTCGATCCAAGGGCTACCCGAATGGGCGGCAAGCAAAATACATCGCGGACTTCGCATACTTCGACGGCCACAAGCGCATTGTCGAGGACGCCAAAGGTTTCCGCACGCCTGAGTACAAGCTGAAGCGCGCGATGGTCGAGGCGATGTTTCCCGCAGTCAAGATTGTGGAGGTTTAATTGACCAAAGAACAGCAATTCGAGTCCTTTTGGAAATCGTACCCGCGCCGAGTAGCCAAGGGCGCTGCCCGCAAGGCCTTCGACAAGGCAATCAAGAAGACCACTCTCGAAAGTATGCTCAAGGCGATCACCGAATACGTCGCCAAGAAGCCCGAGAAGATAGACTTCAAGCACCCGGCTACCTGGCTGAACGGCGAATGCTGGGATGACGAGTGGGAGCCCGCACAGGCTCGCGTGCAGCGTCCGACGTATGGCGCGAACTACGGCAGGGCCGAGATCGTATCCCCTCCAGAGCCCATCTCCCCAGAGGAAGCAGAACGCCGCCGCCAGATGGTAGCGAAGGCACGTGAGGCAATCGCGAGGGCCGTGCATTGATCGACCATCGCGAAAGACAGCGCGAGGAAGTGAGGCGCGACCGCCGCGCGCTCCTCGTAGAGAACGTCACCCGCGAGAAGGCAGCCGAGATGGCAAAGAACAAACAGATACCGGTCGGCAGCTGCCACAAGTGGGCTCTCGACGCCGTTTACGGGCCGATCGGGTCCGCTGAGAATAAGGAGAACAGAAATGCAAGCGCAGCCTGAACTAATGAGACAGCACGAAGCCTACAAGGCTGTGCGGGAACGGCTGTTCAGAATGCCGAAGCCCGAGCCCATGCCGATCGAGAAGGTAACGCCGCATCTTCTCGTCCTCCGCGACTATGACGCTCATGTTCTTGCGTGGCGGAAATGGCTTGCTTTCAAGGCCGCCATAAATGCCTCCAGCACGTCCACGACCATTAAGGTCAGCCTGGGCAATTATGGGATCGTGGCGGACGCTATCAGCCTTCGAGACGAGGAGGATCAGGCATTCCTTCGCCGGCCCATGAAGGAAATCTGCCTTGAGGTTCTGCAAGACTTCCCCGGCGTGACCTTTGACGAGGTGCGCGGCCGCCATCGCAACAGGACCATCGTCGCCGCCCGTCAGGCATGCATGTACGCGATCTACATGGAGCGCAAGGACGTATCATTCCCGCGCCTAGGCCATTTCTTCGGGGGCAGGGACCATACGACCGCGATACACGCCGTCAGGAAGATCGAGGCGCAGAGAGCAAAGGAAAGCGCATGAGCACGATGCTGCACAAGGTTGCTGCCGCGATAGCTGCCGTAGATCTCAGCGATGCCCCCGATGATCCGACTTTTGACTTCTACGCGCTCACGGAAGAAGTGGCGGACATTTATTACGGCATTGCCCGCGCCGCCATAGAGGCGATGATGGAGCCGACAGACGCGATGCTAGACGCCGTTGCCGATGAGGAGGACAGGCGGGGCATCCCCAGTGGCGTCATCGGTGCGCTGATCGCCGAGGAAGCATGGCCCCTCATGATCCAAGCAGCCCTTAAGGAGCAAGAATGAGCGCTGACACCAAATCATGGCTGCGCGTTCTGTCCGATGTCATCATGGCTTTCATGGTTTTTGGAGTCGTCTACTGGGCAACAGACCAGAGGATTGAACTCAATATCGGCTTATACCTCGCGATTATGGCTCTGAAAACGGCTTACGACGCCAAGGAGAAATCATGAGAGAAAGAAGGCTTTCACGGTCTGAGTGCGCTTTCGAAGCGTGGAAAGTCGCCATGATCGTTATATTCACAGCCCCTCTATCTGGGATCATTGTCACGGTTATTTTTGGCGATCCCTATGGGGTTATGATGCTGTTTCTTCATCTTTTCGGAGGGCCATTTTCCTATTTCGCCGTCAACGACATCCTTAGAACGAAGCATGGACATGAGGGCTCAAAATGACCAGCAAGGCTTCCAAGCTTCGCATCAAGCGCATTCAGCGGGCAGGGAGGCCCCGAAAGGAAAACGTCGATCGCTATCCGGGAGGGCAGATCAAGCATTCCGAAACCGAGAAAGAGGTGAAAGCCGTGGCTATCGAAGCGCTGAAACGGGTCCACGGCGTAGACTATCATGCAAGCGGATATTCCGGGTACACGCTCGGCCGCCTCTTCATGGACGGCAAGGTCAACAAGCAGCAGCTAGAGGCCGGAGACTACTACGCAGAGCAGATGGCGAGATATTACAGCGCGGTTGGGGTGCCTTTCCCGTCCGCTCGGGCTCAGGATCTGTTCAGTATATCTGGTTTCGGGGGCGAAACGACCGCCGAGCAGGCAAGACGCGCCCGCGCCGCATCGAACAAGATGATGGAGCTGGAAGGCGTGTTGCTTCGCTGCCAGGACGGCCCGCGAGTAAAATCAACCGTCTTCAACGTCTGCGTAATGGACTACGAGGGCATGCGTACTATGCCGGAGAAGCAATTGTTGTGGCTAACTCGGGGATTGAACGCCCTGATATGGCATAGGGGACTTGTGGTTGAAGGCAAATCAGCATAATAAGGAAATTACATGCTCGGACCTGCGTCCGACGTGAAGCTAAGCCGCTGAAGCGTCATGAGGCATTTGTGCTCCGAGAGTGCGGAAACTGCGGCGTCGGGGCAGCAATTCGAGATCGGGAAGGCAGCGCGTAAGGCATTGAGCAGATGCCTCCTTGGAAATACGCTGCATAAGTCGGCTCGACTTCCCGAGCAGATCAGGACGGCGGCGTGGATGGACACGCAGGTACTAACGTCTCGGTGAACACCTAGAGGACAGCCGCGAAATCCGAGCCTAGCGGTATTGGTGCGCTCTAGCCGGTTATCAAGCCCGGCCCGTCCTGACATTCCCAGCCCGTCTCTGTTCGCAGGGGCGGGCATTTTCATAACCAGCGATGGACACCCCTTATGGCTACTGCGAAGGAGCTTGCGTCTGGATTGACGCGAGAGGATCTGCTGCGTCTCTTGAGCTATGACAGGGAAACCGGCGATCTTGTCTGGCGCGTGACTGGCCATGCCGGTAACCCGACATCCGGCGCCCGCGCTGGTAGCCTACACAAAGACGGCTACACCTACATCAAAATTGGTCGTGAGCGCTTTGCGGCGCACCGGTTGATCTGGAAGATGGTGACCGGCGAATGGCCGGAGCATTTCATCGACCATGCGGATCGTGCGAGGTCGAATAACAGGTGGGGCAATCTTCGCGAGGCTACCAAAAGCCAGAACTGCTCTAACAGGACGAGGGCAGCCGGCCGCGGTGGAATGATCGGCGTTTGGCATAACCCAAAGACGGGTCAATGGGTCGGCACCTTGCGCAGACGGCAAGCAGCATTCTCCAGCGAGGAGGAAGCAACCGCTTGGCGGCTTGAGCAAGAGCGTATCCACTACGGAGAGTTCGCCCCAAACAGGGGTATCGCGGCATGACGCCCTACCTCGTTCTCCCCTACGACTCCGGCCCTCTCGGCCTCCCCGGCATGCAAGCCCTCATCAACGAGAAGGCAGCAGAAGGGTATGCGCTCCACCAGGCGATATCCCGCACGACATATCATTGGGTTCTGATCTTCAAGCGCGACCGCCGCAGCAAATGACAGAGGCCGATCTAATCGCGGCCTGCATAGCATTCGAAGAAGAACACGGCGTGAATAAACTGCTCATATTGCTGAATGACACGCTCCTCTCCCGCGCTCAGGCTGCGGGGATGAATATAGAATACATAGATGGTGAAGACGACGAGCTGGCCTTCCATACGGTTCAGTAGAATGGGCGCAAGGCCTCTGCATGCACAAGAGAATGGACGCGAGGGCGCTGCCGCATATGCAAAGTGCGTATGTGCGCCAACTGCATCTCATACGATCTGAAATAGTCGCCGCCCTAATACCAGGAGGGCCGGAATAATTTGCGTGCACCAACCTGAAAGGGAGTGCGAACGATGGCCGCTCGTAAAGCGATCCCCAGCAAAGAACAGCAAGAGCGCACACGCGCCGCTATCAAGACAAGTCAGCTCGTAAATCGCTTACAGGCCTTTGCCTTAGCGGAGAAGGACATCGAGATAGACAGCGCGCGCCTCAAGGCGATCGAGATCCTGTTGCGCAAGTCGCTGCCAGACCTTTCGTCGGTGACACTCGGCGGGGATGAGGGCAACCCGATCAATCTCGTTCACGCCATAGAGCGCCGCATTGTCCGTCCTGACAATCCCAACGGCTGAGGTCTTTGAGCCGCTTCTGCAGCCCGCTCGATACAAAGGGGCATGGGGCGGCCGAGGCTCTGGCAAGTCTCACTTCTTCGCGGGCCTGCTTATCGAGGACTCACTTGCGGAGAAAGGGCTTCTGTCTGTCTGTATTCGTGAAGTTCAGAAGACTCTCAAGGATTCGTCAAAGAGGCTTATCGAGGCGAAGCTGAAAGACTTCGGTCTCGGCGAGGCGGACGGTTTCAAGATCTTCAACGAGGTGATCCAGACGCCAGGAGATGGCGCGATCATCTTCCAGGGCATGCAGGACCACACCGCAGAGTCGATCAAGTCGCTGGAGGGCTTCAAGCGTGCATGGTGGGAAGAGGCGCAGGCTGCGTCTACGCGATCGCTTAATCTCCTTCGCCCGACTATTCGCGCTCCTGGGTCCGAGCTTTGGTTCTCATGGAACGCAAGGCTTAAGAACGACCCGGTTGACGTTATGCTGCGCGGCCCGGAACTGCCGACCGGTGCGGTTGTCGTTAAGGCCAACTGGCGGGACAACCCCTGGCTCACGGAAGAGCTTGAACAAGAGCGTCAGGACTGCCTCAGAATGCAGCCTGATCAGTACGATCATATCTGGGAAGGCGGATATCTGACGGTCGCTGCGGGCGCCTACTACGCCAAGCACCTGGCAGAGGCGAAAAACGACAACCGGATTGCCCGCGTTGCTGCTGATCCACTGATGACGCTGCGGCTCATCGTGGATATCGGCGGGACGGGCGCTAAGGCTGATAACTTTGTCATCTGGGTTGCTCAGTTCATCGGCAAGGAAATCCGCTGGCTCGACTATTACGAGTCGCAAGGCCAGCCCCTCGACGCTCATTTGGCTTGGTGTCGAGAGCGAGGCTATACGCCGGGCAGGGCGCAGTTCTGGCTGCCTCACGACGGCAGTTCGAACGATAAGGTCTTTGATGTCAGCTACGAAAGCGCACTGCGCGCCGCTGGCTATCAGGTCACAGTAGTCCCGAACCAGGGCAAGGGCGCCGCGGCTGCTCGTATTGAGGCGGCTCGCAGGCTGTTCCCGCGCATGTGGTTCGATGAAGCCAAAACGGAAGCCGGTCGGGCTGCTCTTGGCTGGTATCACGAGAAGAAAGACGAGACGCGCAACATTGGTCTTGGCCCCGAGCACGATTGGGCCAGCCATGGAGCGGACGCATTCGGCCTCGGTGCAGTCATTTACGACGAGCCCCCGAGTGAGAAGAAGAGGGACCCGCGCAACATGGTTGCCGGCGCCTGGATGGGGTGATTGATGGCTAATTACGACGACAAAAAGCCGAGCACCTCCGAGGAGCTTCTTGCTAAGGGCCGCAAGGCTTTCGAGAAGTGCAACGACGCAGAGGCTGAAAACCGTCGTATCGCCCTTGAAGATATCAAGTTCTCGCGCCTGAACGAGCAGTGGCCGTCCGAGATTGCCAAGCAGCGCGAGATGTCGAAGCGTCCATGCCTGACGATCAACAAGATGCCTGCGTTCATTCGCCAGGTCGTCAACGACAGCCGCCAGAACAAGCCGGCCATTAAGGTCCATCCGGTTGACAGCGGCGCGGACGTGAAGACGGCGGATGTGATTAATGGGCTGATCCGCAATATCGAGTACACCTCGAATGCTGATGTTGCCTACGATACGGCGATCGAGAGCAGCGTTTCTGGCGGCTTCGGCTACTGGCGCGTTGGCATGGATTACGCTTTTGACGACACGTTCGATATGGATATCACCATCGAGCGCGTCTCTAATCAGTTCTCGGTCTACGGCGACCCGAACAGCACCTCGGCCGACTCCAGCGATTGGGACGTGGCTTTCGTTGTCGATCGCATGCCGAAAGAGGAATACAAGCGCAAATACAAGGGCGCGAAGAACACGGACGGCGAGGCTGTCTGCGTCGATTTCGACAGCGATGCGTGGAGCGAGTCTGACACCTGGATCAACGACGAAGGTGTGCTGATTGCCGAATGGTGGCGCCGCGAGGAAGTTCAGACGGAGATCGCCAAGCTTTCCAACGGCCACACATACAGCGCTGATGACCTCGCGAAGAATGCCGACCTGCAGGTGGGGCTTGAAGCCGGTACGCTGGAGATTGTCGCGCGGCGCGTAACAAAAACGCACAAGGTCACGCAGACCATCATGTCAGGCGCTGACGTGCTCGAAATAAACGAATGGCCTGGGCGCTATATCCCGATCATCCCCGTTTATGGCGATGAGATCGTGGTCGAGGGCAAGCGATATTTCCGCAGCCTCATTCACAACGCCAAAGACGCGCAGCGCATGTTCAATTACTGGCGCACGACGAGCACCGAGCTTGTTGCGCTGGCTCCTCGCGCGCCCTGGATCGGCCGGAAGGGCACGTTTGATAGCGATGCGTCTCGCTGGGCCACGGCAAACACGGAGAACCATTCATATCTTGAGTTTGACGGAGAGGCGCCACAGCGCCAGCCGCTCGACTCTGGCCCCGCCGCGGGTGCACTTCAGGAGGCCCTGAACGCTTCCGACGACATGAAGGCCATCATCGGCATTTATGACGCGTCCCTCGGTGCCCGGTCGAATGAGACGAGCGGCAAGGCGATCATGGCCCGCCAGCGCGAGGGCGATATTGCCACATTCCACTTCATCGACAACCTTTCGCGCGCCATTCGCCACACCGGCCGCATCCTGATCGACCTGATCCCGAAGGTTTACACCGAAGAGCGCATGATCCGCGTCATGGGCGAGGACGGAACGCAGCGGGCGGTCACCATCAACTCGCAGGAGCCGCAGGCGCAACTGGGCCCGGACGGCAAGCCTATCCTGGACGACGAGGGCAACCCGCTTCTGGCCGTCTATGACCTGACCTCGGGCAAGTATGACCTCACGGTTACCTCTGGCCCGTCGTTCACGACCCGCCGCGAAGAGGCTGCGATGCAGATGACGGAGTTTGTCAGGGCCTTCCCTGCCGCTGCTCCCGTTATCGGCGACCTGCTTGCGAAGAACCTTGATTGGCCTGGCGCTGACGAGATTGCAAAGCGGCTGGAGAAGATCAACCCGACCAACCAGCCGCAGATCCCGCCAGAACTGCAAGAGCAGATCGAGCAAGGGCAGGAGGAGCTTCAACGCCTCCAGCAGGAGAACGAGCAGCTCAAGACCAGCCAGCAGGCGAATATCGCGAAGGTGCAGACCGATGCCGAGCTGAAGATACGGCAGCAGGATTTGGACTACCAGATTGAGCTTCGCAAGCTGGAGCAGCAGAAGCAGATCGAAGCCCTCAAGAACGATGGCGTCGAGGTCGAAGGGGAAAACGGCGAGAAGGTCGTCAAGGCCAAGTCCGAAGTGGCCACCGATGGCATCATGCAGGGCCTGACGATGCTCGGGCAGTTGATTTCCGAGACTGCCGCACAAACGAACGCGCTGATCTCCGCCCCGACTGAGCTTGTGCGCGACCAGAACGGTCGGCCCGTTGGCGCTAGAAAGGTCATGAACTGATGCCCGCTTCCACGCTGACGTTTTACCAAGACTTCAAGGAACAGCTCGGAAAGGGCGTTCACAACCTGTCCACGGCTACGCTGAAGGTTGCGTTCACCAACACGGCGCCGAACGCGGCAACGCATACTGTCCTTGCCGACATCACGCAGCTTTCGACGGGCGGCGGCTATACAGGCGGCGCTGGTGGCGGGCTGGCGCTCGACAGCGTTACCTACACGGAAACGGCCGGTACGGGCACGCTGGCGGCTGCTGACGAGGTGTTCACGGCTTCGGGCGGCTCTGTCGGGCCATTTCGCTATGCGGTTCTTTACAACGACTCCACCACGAGCCCGGCTGATGCCTTGATCGGCTATTGGGATTACGGTTCATCTATCACTGTCGCGGACACGGAGGCATTTACGCTCGACTTCGGCGCGTCCCTTCTGACGATCGCCTAACATGCCAGTCGGGACGCCAGCGCTCGCTACTCCAGCGGTAGGCGCAACGGCAACATCGGTTACCACGGCCAGTTTTACACCGGCCGCCGGTGAACTGCTTATCGCATTCGCAGCGGCAAGAACCGCGAGCGCTGAAATACCAACGATATCCGACACCCTCGGCAACACCTGGACACAGGTTGACACGTCGGGGACGGATTTCAGCAATATTACCGCCAAGCTCTGGTACCAGGTTGTGGAAAGCAGCCCGGCGGCTCGGACGGTAACGGCAAGCTCTACGGGTTCAACGCAGGTAGGCCTGGCAATCGTCTCCATTTCCGGAGCCGGTACGGACTTTTCGAACTTCCAGATCGGCACGAACGGCGCGGGTGATCCATCCGTAACGATGGCTGCCTATGCAGCCTCGTCCATCGCTCTCGGCTTCTACGCCGGCAACGCTGGCGGCTCGAACCCGACGATACCAACCGGCTACACGTCGCTGACGAATAGCCAGATAGCAACCAACATCCGCTTTGCGGTTGTCCACGACACCACGTCGCCCAGTACCTCAATGGCGTGGGTTGGCCCTTCGACGGACTCGATCTGTTTCGGGCTCGAAGTCAAGGAAGCAGCGGCCGCCGGGGCTTATACGCTCACGGCTGACACTGCGGCCGTCACGTTAGCGGGCACAAGCGCCACCTTGAAGGTGGATCGCAAGCTCGGCGCCAATACAGCGGGCATAACGCTCACCGGATCGTCCGCCACGCTGCGCCGGGGCTTCGCGCTCACGGCCAATAGCAGGGCGGTAAGCCTCGCCGGCTCCAGCGCAAGCGCCAGGGTCGCCCGCAGGCTAACGGCCAACACGAATGAGGCCTCTGTCTCGGGACAGCAGGCAACGCTGACATACACGCCAGCAACCGGGGCATACACGCTAACCGCAGACAGCCGCGCAATTACGCTGACGGGCTCCGCGGCAACGCTCACATACACGTCGTCGCAACAGCCGGAGGTAAACTGGCCGGGCACGAACATCCCTCGCTCAAAGTTCAGGGAGATGCAGCGGGCCGCGCTGGCTCAGTATCTCCATGACGAGCGCGAACGGCTCCAGAAAGAAGCGCAGAAGCCGGCGCAAAGGAAGGTCAAGAGGGCAATTGCTCGCGTCATTCGCCGAATAGAGGGCGAAGGGCTATTGACTTCCGCGCAGGTACATGAAGCGGCGCCCGCGATAAAGCAGGCGATCACGTCGAACGTCTCGATACCGGCCATTTTGGACCAGTTGAGACTGTCAGAACTCACATTCATCGCAGAGCAAAGCCTGCTCGATGACGAAGCGGCGGCAATCCTGCTGCTCGCTGCATAGTTCCCACGCGCCAAGGGTCAGCGGCGCACTGCATCCCACCAACCAGCAACGGAGTGGACCCTATGGAAGAGGGTATGACGGCTATTGCCGAAGAACAGGCCGCGCCTGCAATCGAGACGCAAACGCCGGGAACTGAGCCGAGAGACGAGCCAATCGATCTTGACGCACCTGAACAGCCGGAAACGGAGGCTCAGGCCTCGGAGCCAGAGGGAGAACAGCCGGAAGGCGAAGAAGGCGAGCCGAGCGCGGATGAACCGCCGGCAGAACCGGAATTCGCCGAAATCGAGATCAACGGCAAGACCTATCAGGTGCCTGCTGAGATCAAAGACGGCTACCTCATGCAGGCGGACTACACCCGCAAGACGCAGGAAGTGGCGGAAATGCGCCGTTCGATGGAGGCCAAAGCGGCCGAGATCGAGCAGGCGTTCAACATGTCACAGGAAGTTGTCGAGGCGCGGGCAACCCTGCTGAACATCGATAACGAACTGTCCCAGTTCCAGAACGTGAATTGGGAGCAGTACGAGAACGAAGACCCGATGGGCGCGATGAGTGCCTGGCGGCGAGTTCAGCAGCTCAAGGAAGCGCGAAGCCAGATCGCGGGAAATCTGGATCAGGTGCAAAGCCAGCGCAACGCGGCAATGGAGCAGGAAACTGCCAACCGGCTCCGCGAAACGCGGGAATTTGCCGAAACGAAAATTCCGGGTTGGTCGCCCGATGTCGATGCGAAAGTCACTGACTTCGCGGTGAAAGAGCTTGGACTGACGCTGGATACGCTGAAATCGGCGTACACCCCGCAGGTTTACAAGACGCTTCACCTCGCATGGCTCGGGCACCAATCCCTTCAGAAGCAACAGGCCGCACCCAAACCCTCCACGCCTCCAGTTCAGCCGCTCCGCACCGTATCCGCCAAGGCCAACGCCAGCGTGACGAAGGACCCGGCCGAAATGAGCATGGATGAGTACGTGGCCTTCCGAAACGCGCAGATGCGCAAGAAATAAGGGATCGCCACAATGGCAAACGCAGTCAAAACAGTCAGCATGATCGCCAAAGAGGCGAACATGATCCTCGAAAACGAGCTGGTGATGGCGAAACTCGTCCATCGCGGCTACGACGAAGAGTATGGCAAGAACCCGAACGGCTTCAAGATCGGGTCCACCATCTCCATCCGCAAGCCGACCGACTTCACCGTTCGCGATGGCGCCGTGGCGTCCAGCCAGGACGTGACGGAAGGCAGCACCTCCATCGTCGTCAACAAGCAGAAGGGCATCGACTTCCAGTTCACCTCCCAGGAACTGGCGCTCGAAATGAATCAGCTCTCCGAGCGCGTCATCCGCCCTGCAATGGTCCAACTGGCAAACCAGATTGACCGCGATATCATGGCCCTCTACACGTCCGTCCCGAACTGGGCGGGCACTCCTGGCCAGACGATCAACTCGTTCTCCGACTTCTACAAGGGTCCGGAGCGCATGAACGAGCTGGCCGTTCCGATGGACTCGCGCTCGGCTGTTCTCTCCCCGGCCGATGAAGCCGGCATGCTCGGCTCGCAGACCGCCCTCTACATCCAGCAGGCCGCAAACGGTGCATACCGCGATGGCAAGCTGGGCATGATCGGCGGCTTCGATACCTACATGAGCCAGAACGTCCCGACGCACACCGTTGGTGTCGCAACCGGTACGCCGCTCGTCCAGGGCGCATCGCAGAACGTCACCTACGCCTCTGTGAAGGACACCGGCACGCAGTCGCTTGTCACCGATGGATGGACCAACTCCACCACCGGCATCCTGAAGGCTGGCGACATCTTCACGATCGCCAACGTCTACGCGGTCAACCCGGTCACGAAGGCAACGCTGCCCTTCCTGCGCCAGTTCACCGTCATGGCCGACGCAGACTCCGGCGCAACGACCGGCCCCGCAACGCTGACGATCAGCCCGCCGATCATCACGTCTGGCGCATTCCAGACCGTGTCGGCAGCCCCGGCAGACAACGCGGCTATTACCGTGCTCGGTACGGGCGGCACGAGCTACCGCCAAAACCTGCTGTTCCACAAGAACGCATTCGCTCTGGTCACTGTCCCGATGGAGGCTCCGCAGGGCGCCGTCAACGTCTCGCGTCAGTCCTACAAGGGCATCAACGTTCGCGTTGTCCCGTTCTACGATGGCACGAACGACATCAGCAAATGGCGTCTCGATGTCCTTTACGGTGTGAAGGCAATCGACCCGCGCCTGGCGCTCCGCCTGTCCGGTACGGCCTAACGGAAATACGATGGGGGCTTCGGCCCCCGTCCTCTCTCTCAGAGGGTAGGCGATGGCGATCAGCACTTATAGCCAGCTTCAGGCGGCAATTTCCGACTGGATGGCGCGCTCTGACGTGAGCGGTAGCGCCGCAGACTTCATCACGCTCGGAGAGGCACGTCTTAACCGCCTGCTGGATGTGGTAGCCACAACCACGACCCTCACCGGCGTTGTGGGTAGCCGTCAGATCGACGTGTCATCCCTTTCGATCGTTGAGCCCGTCTCGCTCTACATCACAGACGGCAATGAAGAGTTCCTTATTTCCCTCCAGCCGCTCGGCTCCTTCGCTTGGGATACGCAATCAGGTCTCCCGACGCAGGCCGCCTTCGAGGGCAATTACATCAAATTCGAGCGTGAGTGCGATCAGGCATATAGCTTCCGCTTCACCTACCAGGGCCGCTTTGCGCTTTCCGACGCAGCGCCGACCAATGAGTTTCTGACGAACAACCCGGATCTTTATCTGGCCGCATCGATCGTCTGGGGCGCCGCCTACATCAAGGACCTGCCGGCCGCGGCGATGTGGAAGCAGATGCTGGATGAATTCACGTTGGAAGTCCGCAGCACCATTGCGCAGAAGAAGCGGTCCATGCTCGGCGTCGATCCAGCGTTGATGAACGTCGGCCGCTGGGATTCTGACTGGAATGGCCTTTCATGATCATCCCTTTCCCGCCGTTTGAACCCGACAAGAGCCCTTACGAGATTGGCAGCAGCCACAGCGCCGTAAACGCTCTTCCTGTCGCTAATGGATGGGGGCCAATGCCAGGCCTCACCGTCATATCCCAGGCGCTGCCTAGCCGCTGCCTCGGCGCGACATACGTCAGAACCGCCGCAGGGAATTATGAGGTCATAGCGGCCACTCAAACGCGCATCTACCGCCTCAACACGACGGATTATAGCTGGACGGATATTAGCGGGCCGAGTGCGCCGTATAACGTCCCCCTGCAAGACTCCTGGACCATGACCAGATATGGCGACCAGTTGATTATCCATAATCTGACGGACCCAATACAGGTCTACGACGTTGGCTCCGGTGGCGTTTGCGCGAACCTGGCGGGGTCTCCTCCAAAAGCCAAGTTCTCTTGGGTAGCCGGCGACTTCCTCGTTCTAGGTTATGTCGAGGGCACCGATGGCGAGAAGACGGTTCGCTGGTCTGGTCTGAACGACGTTGAGCACTGGACAATCGGGAAGAAGGGCGCTGACCTTCAGGTTCTGCCAGAGGGCGACGAGATCATGGGCGGTTTTGGCGAGCAGGGCGGCTTTACAGTCATCCAGCGCGCCGGTATGCAATATTTCCCGTTTTCGCCGTCGTCTGGCTTCACATTCACAAGAACGGTGCTCAACCCAAAGCAGGGCACGCTGGCGCCGCGGTCGATCGTCTCTATTGGCCCCGGCCGGTTCTTCTACCTCTCGGAGGATGGCTTCTTTGGCGGCGTTGACCGTCAGCCGATTGGAGCGGAGAAGGTTGACCGCTGGTTTCTCGACCAGATCGACCAGACATATTTGTATGACGTGCAGGGGGCCGCTGACCCGTTCGAAAAGATCGTCTGGTGGCGCTATCGCACGCCTGCCGGGGCATACCGGCGCATTGGCTACGACTGGCAGTTAGATAGGTGGTGCACGACAGACGTGCAGGTTAGCGAGATGGTCGCCCTCTCCACCCCCGGCATTACGTGGGACGGCCTCGACCTTCTTTATTCCACGATCGACGCCGTTGATGAGCCTTACGACAGCCGCGTGTTCACGGGCGGGCGCCCAACCTTCGCAACCTTCACGGCGGATAACAAACTGGCCTATTTCACCGGATCTAACCTCGCCGCGACGATTGACACCGCAGAGGTCGAGATGGATGGGCTCGCGCGCGCTTTCGTCAACGGGGCAAGGGTCATTACCGATGCTACGGGGTTCACGCTTCAGGACGGCGTGCAGGGCTATCACGGCGACACGGTTACCTGGTCAACGGCCAACAGCGCGAATAGGGCTGGCATCGTCCCGTTCCGGTCGGATGGCCGACTGCACAAATTCCGCCTGAATATTCCGGAGGCGGCCGTTTGGAGCATCGCCAGCGCGGTCAACGTCAATGCGCAGCCAAGCGGTGAACAGTAATGAGCGTCACAGGCAACTACGCCGGCAATCTTTATGTCCCGGTCTGTCGGGCGCTGGCGAACACCACGAAGACTGCCGTTGCGGTAATGGACGACAACTCGTTGACCCTGACGAGCTTCGCATTCTGCAACGACAACGCTGGCGCAGTCGTCTGCCAGCTCTATTGGTACGACGCCGCCGCAGCGACGGAATATCTCATCTGGCAGAAGTCTGTTGCGACCGATGACACGACGACCGTCGAAAACCTGCCGCTGAGGCTCAGGGCTGCAGACGAAATCCGGGTTGTTGGCAATGCCAGCGTCTCCGTGACCCTTGTTTTTATGCTGAACTTTGCACTGGTCAGATGAAGATAGGTATCGCGAATAGCGCCGAGGTGGACGCTCTGTGGCCCGCCATAGCAGGTAAAATTCATGAGTCCTGCCAGAAAACCGGAGGCGACATGTCGAGCGGTGACCTCTGGCAGATGTGCCGATCCGGCCAAGCTTTCCTTGTTGCCGTGCTAGATGATGCCGGCATGCCGATCGCGACAATCATCTTGCAGTTCCAGAAATGGAGCGAGCGGGGCGTCCTTCGCTGCCTTTCAATAGCGGGTGAGAATATGAGTGAATGGTTGCCAGAGGCTATGGAGTTTGTCTCGACCATGGCCCGCGAAAACGGCGCGTCCTGCCTCGTGGCTGACGGGCGAGATGGCTGGACGCGAGTATTCCCCCGCGCGAAGCGTCTGCGCGTCACGTATGAAGTGGAGATTTGAGAATGTCTGGCGGTAGCAAGACCCAAACCACGACGACGAACAACGCCCCGTGGGGTGCCGCACAGCCGGCACTGAAACTCGGCCTTGCGCGCGCGGAGAAAGTTTTCCGCGATGATCCGATGGGCCAGAAGAACATTTACACCGGCTCGACCGTCGTTCCCTGGTCGTCGCAAACCAAATACGGCATGAACCTTGTGCAGGACGTGGCGCAGGACAATGCGTGGGGGCGAGGCGCTTCGAAGCAATACCAGGACATCATCAATCAGGGTGGCCTGACCGATCCGCAGCAGGGCGCGCTCAAAAATCTGCAGGGCATGCCGGCAGACGGTCTCACCGCGGCGCAGAGAAGCGCGATGCAGGGCATGAGCAACACCGTTGGCGCCGGAGGCTACAACGCCGCCACGCGGGGCGCTCTGGGCGGACTGCAGGCGATGGCGCGCGATCCTTTCAACGAACATCAGGATGCTGCACTCCGGAACACGCAGAACACGGCCAATTCACGGTTCGATGTAAACGCCAACCCGGCGTTTCAGCAGGTGTTGCAGCAGGCGCAGGGCGCCGCTCGCGACTCTGTCAATCTCAGCGCTGGCGGAGCTGGCCGTTACGGCTCCGGCGTCCACCAAGGCAACCTTGCAAGCGAGGTCGGGGACCTTACCGCGCGCATGGTCGGGAATGAATATAACAACTGGCAGAACCGCCGCGACACGGCGAACCAGAACCTGTTCACGATGGGGCAGACCGGTATCGGCACGCAGATGGCTGCGAACCAGGGGGCCGGCTCACTCGGCCAGAACGCCCTCGCCAACGTCCAGAATGCGCAGAACAACCTGTTCAACATGGGCCAGTCGGGTCTTGCGAACCGGATGAACACGCAAAATGCGATCTTCGGCATGGGCCAGCAGGGCATCGGAAATCTCGGCACGGCCTATCAGGGCCTAAGCCAGCCAGCGCAAGACATGATGCAGGTTGGCGCCATGAATGAGGATCTGGCAACGCGCCAGATGAACGACAAACTGCGCGTCTTCAACGACACGCAGAACGCGCCATGGAACCAGATCGCGCGTTTGAATGCGGTCGCTTCCGGCGCCGGTTCGCTGGGCGGCACTCAAACGCAATCACAGCCGGGGCAGAATCCATTCCTCACGGCGCTTGGCTACGGCACGACGGGCCTCGGCCTTCTCGGCGGTCTCTTCTAAGGGGTAAAAAATGGCCGGTCCTATGGATTTCCTGCGCAACAACAACATGGCAATGACGCAGCTCGGGCTCGGGCTGCTCTCGGGCCAGAACGCTCAGCAGCAGGCAGCGCTCGGTGCTCAGGGGCTGTCCCAGGGCATCAATCAGAACAAGACCATGCAGTTTCTGCAGAAGTCTTATCCCGATCTCGCTCAGGCAGTGCAGACGGGGGCGCTTACTCCGGGTGACGCGTGGAAGCTGGCCTATCAGCAGAAGATCGAGGCCGCCAAGCCGAAGAACAACTTCCTGACGGCTGGGAAGAACCTCTACAACGTCGAAACCGGTGAGTGGGTGTCCCCACCGGCCGGGATGGGTGACGCTCCTGAATTCGGTCTTCAGCCGGTATGGGGGCAAGATGCACAGGGCAACCCTGTAATCGGGCAGCTTTCGAAGGACGGCACGTTCAAGCAAACACCTCTCCCCGAAGGGTTCCAACTCTCAACGGGCACAGGAACCGTAGACCTCGGGACGCACATCGGTACCGTAGATAAGCGCACCGGTCAGGTCATAGCAACGACACCGAAGGCTCTGGAAGAGGCGGAGGCTCAGAAGAAGCGCGGGGCCACGATCGGTGAAGCGGAGGGGGCGGCGCAGATTGCTGTTCCTGGGGCTCGCCAGAGGGCGGCAGTGATTGTTGAGAAGGTCGATCGCGTCCTTGCCGATCCGGCTCTTAGCCAGTCTGTCGGAGCCGTTCAGGGGCGCCTTCCCAGCTTCCGTCAATCCTCGATCGATTTCGACAAAAAGGTGGACCAGCTCCGCGGCGAGGCCTTCCTGGAAGCGCGCCAGATGCTCAAGGGTGGCGGTGCTATTACCGACTTCGAGAGCAACCGAGCAGAGGCCGCGATTGCTCGCCTCGACCAGGCGCAGAGTGAGGCTGAATTCAAGGCTGCTCTGGAGGAATTCAAGGCTGCCGTGGCGACTGGCGTGCAGAAGCTTGAAGCGGCTGCCGGTGGCGGTCTCCAGGCCAATCCCGGCGGGTCTGTGCCGAATATTCCCGGCGGGACGACTGGTAGTGGCGTCAAGTGGAGGGTTAAATAATGCCCGTTCTCGAAATCAATGGCCGTGATGTTGAGGTTGACGACAGCTTTCTGCAGATGTCGCTCGACCAGCAGAACGCCGTTGTTGACGAGATAGCGGCATCCCTCGGCGCCGAAAGTGCAGAGGCGCAGGCTGGCCGGAGCGAGCTTTCCGCATTGACGCAGAAGGCCGCCAACCGCGGTGACACTGCTGGGCGCGATATAGACAGCTTCATGCGTGGGGCTGCTGACGTGGCGACATTCGGCCTAGCAGACGAGCTTTCCGCGGCGGGCGGTGCCCTAACTGGCATTGACGGCAAGTTCGGTGAGTATGGGCGAAATCTGCGTGTCCAGCGCGTCATGCAGGACCAGCGCGACATGACTGACCCGATTGCTTCCACTGCTGGTCGCGTTGCTGGCGGTATAGCAACGGCTGTCGGGGCTGCTCGTGCTGGCCTATCTCCGATGGCTAATCTCCCAGCCCGCGCGGGTCTAGGCGCTCGCGTCGGTGCAGGTATGGCCGAGGGCGCCACATACGGCGGGCTTTATGGCTTCGGCTCTGGCGAGGGTTCGCTCGACCGTGTGACCGATGCCGCTGGCGGTGCGGTCATGGGGGGCGCCATTGGTGGTGCAGTCCCCGTCGTCGCTCAGGGCGTAAAGGCAGTAACAAAGCCCGTGACCGACGCCGTGAAGGCTCGCGTCAACCCCGCTGGCTTTGCAAGCCAGAAGATTGCAGAGCGTCTTGCAGACTCGAATATGTCTGCAAGCCAAGCGGCGGCACGGATGGACCGCGAAGGTCTGTCCCTGGCTGACGTAGGTGGAAACTCCACCCGTTCCCTGCTCCGCACGACCACAAACATCCCGGGTAAGGCGCAAGACACCGTAGGAAGCAAGCTCACGCTGCGGCAGATGGGGCAGGGCGACCGCCTCAAGGTCGCCGTGTCTCGTACCCTAGCAGATCCAGATGGTTACCTTGCTGCCAAGGACGAGATTGCGGAGACGGCGAAGCGAGTTGCCGCCCCTCTCTTTCGCGAGGCGGAGAAGACGCCCATCCATTTCTCGGAAACTCTCGAAGGCATCCTGAGCACGCCGGCGGGCAGGGACGCTTTGCGCCGTGCCGAGACGCTTGCCGCCAACGAACAGGTGCCGTTCAAGCAGTTGTTCGTCAACATCGCTGATGATGGCAGCACCACTTTCAAACGCGTTCCAGACCAGAGGGCCTGGCAATACATCAAACAGGCCATGGACGACATGGTGGACGCAGAAACCGATAGCCTCACCAAGAAGGTTTCCAACCCTGGCCGCATCATCAACAACCTAAAAAACCGTCTCCTGGCAGAACTTGACGCACAGAACCCGGTTTACGCGCAGGCGCGTAAGGCTTGGGGGGGGCAACAGTCATTGGATAAGGCGCTGGAGTTTGGCCGCAACGCCATGTCTCAGTCGCCAGAGTCCGTTCGCCGCGGTCTGGCCTCTATGGGGCCAGCCGAGAAGGAAGCAGCGCGCGCAGGCGCGGCAGAGTGGGTCCGTAACGCGATCGACCAGCGGAATTTCACACAAAACGCCATCCTCAAATTCTTCAGCAACCGGCAGCAGGTGAAAAACCTTCGCGCGTTGTTCGACAATGACGCGCAGTTCAAGACGTTTCGGCAGACCATCTTTGCTGAAGCCAAGAAACGCGCGACCTATGAGGCGGTCAAAGGCAACTCTTCCACGGCTAGGCAACTCGCGGATATGGCGGATACGGGCGGGCTGCGTGAAGGTGCTGAATTTGTCGGAAATGCGGTTCGGAATGGACCGATCAGCGCGACATTGCAGTGGGTCGGCTCTCGCCTGCGGATGCTTGGCGGCCTCACCCCAGAAGTAGCTGAGAATATCGCTCAGCGACTCACCACGTCGCGCCCCGACGCCGTTCGGCAGATCGCCGGAGATCTCGCGAAGATAGAGCGCGCCCAGCTCACCGCAGCGCAGCGCTCCAACGCCGTACAAGCGATGCTTTCGAGGGCGCTTGCTGCTCCTACTGTACCAGCGATTTCAGGAAACTAGAGATAGCCTCCTTACCTGGCACAAAGAAGAAATAAGTAAGGACGGCGCCAATCACTCCATAGAGGATGGCATCGCCGATGGGCAGTCCGCGCGGTTCTTTTTCCATAACCGCGGATTCTACACACGTCTAACTTGAATTCACAAGGGGCGGTTTTTAGAGCCGCCTTTTTCTATGGGGCCGCCATGAAGATTTCGAAGCGGGAATTCGTTGAAAGTGCTTACCGCCAAGCGCGCGAGTCCGGACTGAACGATACGCAAGCGCGTCTCGCAGCGTCTCAGGCGGCGCTCGAAACCGGCTATGGCCGCAGCGTCGTTGGCAACAACTATTTCGGCATTAAGGCCGGCTCTTCCTGGAATGGTCCTTCGGTCTCGGCGGGCACATGGGAAGACACGGCGAATGGTCCGGTTCGTGAGCGTGCGCGGTTTCGGTCCTATTCAAACCCCGTTAGTGCGTTTGGGGATTGGGCTTCGACCGTAGGCCGCCGCTGGAGCAGCGCGTTCAACGCTCCTACGTTCAATGAAGCCGTAGAGGGCCTGAACTACGGGCAACCGGGCGGTTACGCGACCGACCGGAACTACGGCGCGAAACTCCGCTCTATCAACGCCCGCTATGGCCCGCAGGCCGATCAGGTCGACGGGATCATGTCGGCTATCAACCCAGCACAGAGCGTGACCCCCATGGCGAGACCAATGACCATGGCCGAGCAATACGGCCTCCTTGACCAAGCGCGCGGCATGCAGCGCGATATGGGCCTTTTGCGTCAAGACGTGATGGAGCAGGACCCGATGGGCCAGCTTCGCCGCGATCTTCTGGCGCGTGAAGCGGCTTACAAGATGGCGACTGCACCGGCCCCCGCGACGGCCCCAATTGATGTGCCGGAGGTCGAGACGCCTTCTGCAATGACGGCCTTTGCGCCCACGGGGGAGGCGATGGCGGGACACCTGCGGCAGCCAGCGCCTCTGTTGGCGGCCTTCTTTCTCCCGACGAACAAGCGATGGTGCGGCAACAGCAAACCGCCGTCGCGGAAATGGGGCCGAACCGCAGGGTACAACTCGGCCAAGTCGCCAAGAAGGGGCTCGGCGCCTTTGGCGGCGGCGTTCTCGGCGGTCTGCTTCTCGGCCCGCTCGGCGCGGTTGCTGGCGGCCTCCTCGGGCCCACGCTGGTCAACTCCGTGACTCATTCTCCTAACTATCCAGCCGCACCTAAGAGCACGCCCAAGGGCGATGGGCGGCTGAACGACTACGGGCGCTCCGTTCAAAGGGAGTCCGGGCAATTTGATCGTGCCGTAAGAAGCGGCCGCGGCGGTCTCTGGTAGAGGTGACACATGGCTAAAGATAACGTCCGCGATTGGGACCCAACCGCGTCGAACAACACCGACATTGCCGGCATCGGTATCCAGGGCACCAATCTGCCGTCGAATTTCGACAACGCTTTGCGCACCGTCATGGCGCAAGTTGCCGCCGTTGACGCCGGCACAGAGCCGGTAAACGACACCTGGACCTTCTGCGACCCCGCAGACACAACGAAACGGTTCCGGATAGACGCCGGCAGTATCACGACGGCGACGACGCGCACATACACGGCCCCTAACGCGAGCGGCACACTTGCCCTGCTTGGCTTGGCGCAGACGTGGAGTGCGACACAGACGTTTTCGGATATCGTTGCGATTTCCGGCGCTGCCCCACTTGTCGAGTTCACTGAAACCGACTCCGCCAACAAAAAGTGGTTTATCGTCGGAGACGGCGGCACGCTGGACATTCGCGAAGATACCACGGCTTCTGGGAATATGCGGTTCCGCATCAATGCGGGGGGGGCGATCTCCCTCGGGACGGATCTCGCCATCGCGGACGGTGGAACCGGGGCATCCACTGCGGCCGCAGCCCGCACCAATCTTTCCGTCCCCGGCTTGACGACGACCAACACGTTCACGGCCCAGCAGACCATTTCCGGGACGGCTCCGATACTCGAATTCAACGAAACCGACATTGCCAAGAGCTGGTACACAGTAATTGACTCGGGCAATTATTCGGTTCGCGAAACGAGCACGGCAGGCGCCAATATCCGTTTCAACATTCTTGCCGGCGGCGCGGTAGAAATTCCGGGGACCATCGACAGCGATGGAACTTACGCATCGACCACGGCGAGCGCAGCGAACCTGGTCATTCAGTCCACCGGCCTCATGCAGCGGTCCACATCCGCCCTTAAGTACAAGGACGACGTGCAGCCAATCCCGTCAAGCATGATTGACGCCTTCCTCGGGCTTTCCGGCGTCACGTACAAAAGCAAGTGCGAGGGCGACGACGCCAGCAAGCGCCATATAGGCATGATTGCCGACTACGCCCATGCAGCGGGGCTCACGGAGCTAGTCACCTACGGCGAGACTGGCGACGTGGAGAGTTTCCAGTACGACCGCTGCGTTGCAATCCTTCTTGAAGCCCTAAAAGCCCTCCGCGACCGTGTTGCTGCTCTTGAAGCTAAATGAGCGACACGCTTTATGTTCCTTCTCATCTCTCGGCGGCAATCCAGGCCCCGCCGATCATTAAGGCGAACGGGGATGAATGGTCCATATTCGCCTTTAAGGGGGGCGAAGAGCAGCGAACGAAAGATACGGGGGTTGCGGATTACCAGGAGGTGTTCAACGCCGCCATTCCCACCAGGGAAAAGATAGACGTACCCCGTTGGGAATTCCCCATCCGATCCTGTGTTGACGGGGAGTCAGGGGTGCGCGTCTCTGGGCCGGTCGATGTTCGATGCGCCAAAGGGGCACGATTTATTGCCGGCGATGTCTTCAGGAACCGAAGCGGTGGTGTCTTCAAGTGTGAGGGTTCAGCGCCTATTACAGCAGACGCTACAAATCTCGACACATTCCGGTGGGTTGGGGGAACCCTCTCTGGAGCCGAGCTAACTGCCAAGTTCGGGACCGGGACAGGGTACAACTCTGCCCTCATGAGCGTTGCCGGCTACTTCATGCCTGAGATTGATGGCGTCATCTTCGATGGCGGCACGGTCGCCCCGTCGTTCAATCTCATCGGCGCAGGGACCATGGACACGGGTCTCGGCTTTAACCAGAACGTTGGCGGCGTCATCCGGAATTGCGGCTTTCGAGGGTTCTATGATATCGCCTTCTACGGCATCGGCTATCGGATCGTTGAAGTCCTCGCGGCAAACCCGTTCACGACGACTGCGGGTTCGTCCATTGTCACCGTGGCAGCCCCAGCACACAAGCAGAGAAATGGCGACCGCTGTCACATCAAGGGGTCTGCCAGCTTCGACGGCATCAGCATACCAGATGGCGAATATGCTATTTCTGGCGTCACAACTGACAGCTTCAAGATCACAGCAATCGGCACAGCCCTATCGGGCGCGGTTGGTGGCGGGTCTTCGGTCATTCTCACCAACTCCAGGACCAACAAGCGCTCATCGTCTATTCTTGGAGAAGACTCGACCCTCATCAATTGCTATTTCACCCGGAATACCAACTCTATCGGGATCAAGCGCAACATGCGCGGCTTCCGCGTGCTGCATACGACCTTCCGGGAGAACGGCAACAACGTCAGCTCCTCGGGCGTTGGCGAATACGAGGGGGGCGACGGCAAGCGGCTGACCCTGATGGGGAATAGCCACTACTTCACCATGAACCGTCCGATCTGGCTCCAAGGGGGAGGTCCGGACACGTTCATCGCCTTCGAGAAAATAGAAAATTGGGGTAGGCAGCTTTTCGACGGGGGAGCCACGGCTATTAACCATCAATACGACGCGATCCGAATAGACAGCATGGACAGCGCCGAATTGTTCAAAATTCAGATCCGCATGACGGATGAGTTTGCGGGCGCAACTTGGTTTCCCGAAAAGGAACCAACGGGCATCCGTCTCGCGAAGAACCCAGATTATGAGGCCGGGTGCATAGATTGCACTGCCGACTGGATCACGTTCAGGAACGTCCCGCAGTTCTACAGAGATGACGCCTCGTCGGTTCGGACGCTTCTCTCTAATCTTCGCTCGCGCGGGGGCAACACGGTACCCTCTGAGCTTTTGGGGGTCGGTTCCCGCGTCCAGTGAAAATGGAAGTGGCAATCATAAGGTGTATTCGCTATAGCGTCACGATGTGAGGCGTTTTAGCGGGGGGAACCGTGGGTCATACGGTCGAATATCTTACTGACTACATCAGCAATTTCCAGGAAGCTTGCGACAAATACCTGACCGGGATATGCGACCCGGAAGGCAAGTCTGTGCTCGTTCTAGGCTGCGGCTGGGGGACTGAAATGCTCTGGGCGCTGCGGCACAGGGCCGCCGTTGTGGACGGCTACGACATGGCGGAGAGAAACAGCGACGCGCTCTCGGCGGCCGCTGCCAATTATGGCGTGGCTGCCGCGAAGTTCAGCATCAAGACTGTCCCAGCCGAGAAACTACGCCCAGAGTCGCCGTACGATATCGTCTTGAGCTTTAACGCATTCGAGCACATCTCCGACGTCAAGGGAGCGCTCCAGACGTGCAAAGCCTCGGTCGGGCGCAAGGCTGGGCGCATTTGTATCTTTTCAGCGCCGCTGTTTTACAGTGCGGGCGGCCATCATTTCCCAAAGGCGATAGACCCTTGGTGGCATGTCGAGAACGAGGAAATTCCGCCTAAGCTCAACGGGTGGCAACAAAGAGAGTTCAGAGGTCTGAACCGGATTACCTACCGTGGGTTCCTGGACCATGTGGCGGATGCCGGGCTGGTCCTTCTCCGCAGCTTTACCGTCCCAGACCCGAAATGGCCTTCCGTTTCCAAGGTCAAAAGTCAGATGACGCCATTCGACCTTACGCTCATGGGGTTCGGCGTCGAACTCGCCGTTCCCTGAGAACTGCAGACATAGCCCACTCTCAAGCCCCGCCATCGAGCGGGGTTTTTCTTTGCCCCCTCCCTAAACAATTCGAGGTGATTAATGGCCCTCAGCGACGAAGAGTTGCGTGAGGCTGTCGTTGCGTTCAACGCAAGCGGCGGCAACAAACAGAAAGCGGCCGACGCGCTCGGCATAAAAAGGGAGACGTTCCGAGACAGATATAGGGCAGCGGAGAAGAAGGGGATGGTGAAACCGGCCCTTGTCGAGTTCCCGGAACTCGCCGACGAGAGCGAACCGATCGAAGAAGTCATTGACCGAATGACGCGTAACTTTGAGAGGGCCAAGAAGGCGCACGACGCTCGGAAGTGGTTCCCGATCAAGATCCGGGACAATAAGCCGATCGGCATCCTGTTCATGGGAGATCCGCATCTAGATGACAACGGATGCCATTGGCCCTTGCTTCGCGAGCATATCGACATCGCCAAGAGCACCGAAGGAATGTTTGCCGTAAACGTGGGAGACGTTGGCAATGATTGGGGAGGACGGCTCATCAAGAAATATGCCGACCAAGACGCATCGGTACACACCGCAAGGCGCCTCGTGGAATGGCTTCTCCTCGAAAGCGGCGTGTCCTGGCTGGTTTGGCTTCACGGCAATCACCAACACATGGGCGACAGCTCGGCGCTTCATGAGCAGATGAACAAGCGTTACGGAACCCAACGAGTTCCTATGCTGGACTGGGAGGCTCGGTTTACCCTCCAATTCGCCAATGGCGTCGAGTTTCGTATTAACGCGGCTCACGACTTCGCGGGAAATTCCATGTGGAACCCAGTTCACGGCGTTGTCAAGGCCGCGAAGTTCGGGAATGACATCGATGTTCTCGTTTGCGGCCATAAGCACAATTGGGCCGTCAGCCAGTGGGAGCAAGCCGAACAGGGAAACGCCCCCCTTATGATCCGCGTCCGCGGGTATAAGCATCTCGACGGCTTTGCAAGACGCATCGGGAAGTATGAGCAGGACGAAGGGCAATCCATCCTGGTCGTGTTCGATCCCAACGCCACGACGCAAGCGGCCCGCTGTCAGGCATTCGTGGACGTGAAAAAGGGTGCGGAATATCTCGAATGGCTGAGGCGATAACATGGAACAAGCAAAGACCATCTCAGGCAGGGCGCATATCCGCGTTTCCCTGAACGAAGACAAGACCATCCAGCGCGAGCTGATGCACGGCGATTACAAAATTGCGAACGTCTCGAAGGCCGACGTGATCGAGATGATCATGAATTTCACCTCTAGCCTCCGCTACGACGGCAAATAAAGGACAATCCCATGAAGACCAGCGCTGCAGGGCGTGCTGCAATCAAGCAGCGCGAAGGAGTTGTGCTGTCCGCCTACAAGGACAGCGCGGGCATTCTTACGATCGGAGTCGGTCACACGAGCGCGGCCGGCGCTCCCACCGTCTACAAGGGGATGAAGATCACCGCGGCGCAGGCAGACGAAATCCTGTCTCGAGACCTCGCCATATTCGAAAAGGCGGTGGCCTCGTCCGTCACGGTCCCTCTGAAGCAAAACGAGTTCGACGCCCTTGTGTCTCTCGCCTTCAACATCGGGGCCGGCGCATTCCAGCGCTCGACTCTCGTCAAGGAACTGAACAAGGGCAACCGCTACGGCGCCGCTAATCAGTTCCTCGCCTGGGACAAGATCACGGTGGGCGGCAAGAAGAAGGCGCTCAAGGGCCTCACCAACCGCCGCAAGGCAGAGCGCGACCAGTTCCTGAACGCGAAGACGTCAGGCCTTCCCGATCCGAAACCGCCAACTGGCAGCAATCCCCCAGCATCTGACAATTGGCTGTCCCGCATCCTCGCAGCGCTCTTCTCGCTATTTAAGAGGCGTTAATCAGCGCGCCTCGTTTATTAAAGGTGTGTCCCCATGACAATTGATCTCTTCATCCCAATCCTGCGCCAGATCTTGCAAATCGTGGGGGGGGTCCTCATCGCCCGCGGCTACTTCGACCAGGGCATGGCTGATGCGCTTATCGGCCTCGGCGTCAATCTCCTCGTCCTCTGCTGGTGGCTGTTCGACCGCAGCAAGATCAATCGCCGCAACCTCATCAATAAATATATCGTGGACAGGACGGATGCTTAAGCTCCTCCTTTCGCTCTTCTCGGGCCCCCTCGACCGCATCCTCGATACCGTTGATCGGAAGGTCGACAACGAGACCGCCCGCGAGGAGATCCGCAACAAGACGGTCTCCGCCTATGTCGAGCAGCTTGCCCGCGTGCAGACCTCCCGCTGGGGCTGGGCGCCGCTCCTCTTCTATATCCCGGTAGGCTTCTGGTTCGCCTCTGTGTGCGTCTACAGCGTGCTTTGGTGCCGCTCCTGTGCCTTCCCCCAAGAATGGGCGATTGCCGCCCTCCCGCCGTCCCTTGATCCCTGGATCGGGGCAATCATTGGCTCGCTCTTCATCGGCAAGGCCGGGGAGCAGATAATGCGAGGTCTTCGGAAATGACAAAGGAATTCGCTGCATGGTTGGCTCTCTTCGCCGGCCTGTTCCTCGCCGCCATCTGCTGGCTGATCGCGTATCCGTCCTATGCGCAGGAACAACAGGCCTGCGGTCCGCGGCGCCAGGTCATCGACAGCCTCAAGAAGCATTACGGCGAGGAGGAGCGCTGGTTCGGCATCGCAACAAATAAGAAGGCAACCGTCTATCTCCTGCTCGTCAGCAAAAACGCCTCATGGACGATGTTGAGGGTCCATCCCGACGTTGCGTGCGGCGTTGCCTCCGGAACGGACTCCACGCTGATGTTCGGAGAGCCGGCATGAGCCCTGATGTAGACACGCGAGACAGAGTGATCAGAATGGAGACAGAGCTGAAGGCGCTGAAAGAAGACGTCGACAAAATGGGCGCCAAGGTTGACGAGATCCACACTCTGTTGACCGAGGCGAGGGGCGCGCAGAAGGCGGTGCGGTTCCTCATCTGGCTATCAGGAACATCGGTGTTCGTCTGGGTGGTGACATACTACAAGGCGATCATGGCGGTGATAAAGGGGCCGTGAACGACTCAGGAACATCTGGTGGGACTTTGGTGGGAATTTCCGCTCCCACCGTCGCATTTCCACACCGTTTGTTCCCATCTTCATCTTTTTCTCATTTTAAGGCTTGCGCTCAAACGCCCGAGAATATAGGGCTTTCCGTGGTTCGGAGCGTAGCGCAGCCCGGTAGCGCACTTGACTGGGGGTCAAGGGGTCGTGGGTTCGAATCCCGCCGCTCCGACCATTTTCCGCTTTGGTTTCAACGCGATACGATTGGCGCTTTCGGTAGCCCTACCGGAAATATGGGAACGAAACGCGCTCGGATTCACTGTTCGGAAGCGAATAGTCCCGAAAAACGTTCCACGTCATTTGTTCTTCCTTTGTGCACGTTTCGAGTTGAAGAGCGATTCGAGGGTTTCCGCCACCTCCTCATCGAGGACGTGAGCATAGCGCATCGTCGTTTTAATCGAGGCGCTCGCGAGCAATATCGAAGACGCGCTGGAGCAAATCGACGTCTGTCGGATCGAGGGGTGCCTCACTTCGAGCCGACTGCATTCCATCCTCCCTTTCTGGACCCAGTATCCTGCGCTAGGAGTCCGATCCTCCTCGAGGGAGCACTTGATTGCTGGCACACTGTGCATACGATGACAGACGAGCCGAGGAAGAGAGGCTCGTGTGCCACGGCGCGCGCATTTCACTTACCCGGTTTGGCTTTCCCTTTTAAGCTGTTTCCGCCCTTTCCGCCCTTGGTACTATTTCCGCCTTTGCCGCCCTTTGTGCTATTCCCGCCCCCACCGCCCTTGCCGCCGCTCGAGCCGCTGCCCGAGGCTGCGATGGCGTCGGAGGTGAGGCTCGTTGAAAGCAACATTGTCACGGCAGGCGGTGTGACGGCAGCGAAGCGGCCGCAAGTCTTTAGAAACTCGCGTCTGTCTCCTTCGCTGAGAGACAGTTCGTCCCGAGGTTTGTCCAT